TTCCATGTTATCGTCCTGAGTAACAAAAGCTACGTGATCGTTGTAGCCAGTGCCCATGATTCCAGAAAGCACGGTGGTCTTGTCAGCCAAATCTTCCCTGTCTACGATCCAGTTAGACAAACCACCTTCGATAACACGATGCCAGATAGGGTTGGCTTGGCCAGACAGGATGTTTTCAAGACGATCTATCGTGATGAGGAAGTCAATTTGCTCAACTGGCGACTGTACGAATTCAACGACCTCACCAGAGAAATTCAAGGCGTGCAACTGAGCGTGAAATGGCATGTACTCTGATAGAATGTCCTGGGCTTCCAAGATTCGATCATTGTTTAGTTCTTCGATACCTATGTCTACAGAATAGCTGCTACTGAGACATGCTCCACAAGGATCAATGAACTCTTTGCCAATCGCACACACGTCGTAAGATGGTCGAGTGCTTCCGTTGTACTCTTCCATGTTGTAAATGTTTTCGCCATACGGAAATTCGGTTCTAATCCAGCCGAACACCAGGGGGTCGGCAAATGGATGTCTTACAGGCACCAGAACATCGAACATGGGGTCTTCTTCCGAAATCAACCGCACATTCCAGTTCTTGAGTGGATAATCTTGATCGGCTTCGTCTCGCTGATCTCCGAGAGGTAAAGCTCGAATGTAATTCTCCACTTGTTGTTCGCTGGCGTCGGGCACTTCGTTGTACTCGTAAAGCACACGGATGATATCTCCTTCTGCCAGTTCCCAAGGAGTAGACAACTGATCGCCAATCCAGGTCATTCTCAAGATAAAATCTTCTCCAGCCTCGAATGACACATAGTCACTTGAAAGCTCCTGGTAAGTGCTGTCGCCCGCTTCTCGCAACCACAACCCGAAATTATCTGTGTCAATAGGTTCGACGATGGCCTCTTTCTCTAGTTCAAAAACATCATTGGTGCCATCAAACTCGAACGACTCCTGCCATGTGTATGGAGAGGTGATCTGCCAGAACTGGGTGTAACCATTAAGACTCATTCCCGACTGAGCAAAAGCTTCTTCTAACGCCTGTCGGGTGCCCTTCTTTTTGAACAAGGGGACGGCTTCCTTGATTTGCCTTCGCCAGAGAGTAGGATCGCTAGACTTTAACTTGACATTGAACAGATTCGACAAATACATCAGCATAGACTCATGCAGTGCATTGGCATCAAAAAGATCGATGATCTGATTGGCCATGTTCTCAACGAAAGTAAACCCTTGAGCCACTGAGTTGTTGAAAGTCTGTAGGGTTATTGGGGAGATGTCTCCGTTGGAGATGGTTGCCTTGTACATTTCGGGCAGGTATCGTTCCAGCAAAATCTCGTATTTGTCTTCCGGCGCTAGATGACTTGGTATGGTGATTACCGCCCTGGGGTCTCCTTCGAGTTTGAACGGCAAATGAGCAGAGAGACTCTCGCCTGCGGGGTTCGGAGTCCAGGTCCAACAAACGAAGTAATCGCCCTCACGCACGGAACCTTCAGGATTCCACTCATAGGCGAATTGACCATATTGCAAGTTGCCGTCTTCGTCCTCTGGCACGTTGGTGAGCGGAGAGTTATCTGTATCTGTAGACAACCAAGCAGGGTAACCCTCTGAGCCAATGATTTTGACTGGGGTTCGATCTTTGTAGTAGAAGTGCGTGGAAAGCCGAGATGATTCCAGTCTATTCTGGGCTTCTTCCAGCAAAAGAAGATTCCCTTCAGAAGGATCATCACATACGGCCTTCTTGGCTTCGGCTACAGCCTCTACCAAATCAGGGCTTTCGATGAGCTTCTCGTATTCACCGTAGTTTGTCCCAAGGAAGTCCCTCTCAACGTAGTAGATGGTCACACGATCCACCTTGTACGGATTGCTATCGAAGCAGCCGTCTGCGTCGGGTGTTTCTAGTTCAAGCAGAATCGTGTCAGTGATTCTGGGGCTTTCGTCTATTGTTTTAAGAGCCATTACTCGTACACGAAGTTGATTTCATAGGATGAGGGCCGAATAATCTCATAGTATTTGGTTGTGACAACCTCACCCGAATTTGCTTCTTCCTCTGTCTCAAAGTTGATGTCTACTGTTCTGATCTCTCTAATATCAGAGAGAGCCTTGATCAAATCCACGGCTCGCAAAGTCTTGCCATAGTCCCAGTTGTTTAGCGAGTAGAAGCTCGTGATTCGTTGGTCGATTCTCTCCCGGAACTCTTCCTCAAACTTCCTGTAGAACTTGTCCAAGGTTACATCTACCGTCACATCTACAGCCACGACCACCCCGTCTTTAATACAGACGAAATCGGTGATCATTTTCACTTCATCTAAGGATTCGCTTAGAGCAACTTTAAGTTCGTTGGATGCTTCTGAGAGTCCGTCCGTCCCGTCACGTGCCAAAATGTATAAGTCCACCACATTGGCTGCGCAACCATGTTGTCTCAAGATGGCGTTGGACTTACCAATTGATCCGTTGTAGTCAGTGGTGTATTGATCGGCGAAAGCTTCGTAGTCTGATCCGGCTACCACACGTTGCTGTGTTCTGATCCAAGGCGGAAGCTTCCTTTTGATATCTTCAATTGTGTCGCCCTCGTAACCGTTTTCGCCCCTGGTGTAGTTCGAGAAAGTTACAGGGACTTGATAGTTGAATCCAGGAACCGGCAGGTTTCTTTGATACTCAACTGATCCTGTAACAATGTTGCCTGCGGTACCGCCGCCAACTCGATAAGTGATCTCGATTTGAGATCCCAGAGACGGAATGAGTCCAGCCCGATTATTGCCAAAAATCACGTAGGCGTTGTAAGTGGGATCGTACTCGACTCTAAACTCCCTTCTTGGCTGAGAGTCGGTGAAATAATCCACCAGTTCCCATTCAGCGCCATCTACAGTGACTCGCACTGAATTGGCAAGAACAGGGCCGTCTTCCAGTTCGATGAATTGGCTGATCTCTCCTGTGCCTAAAGCATTATCAGTTGTTGTCTCTCCTTCCACGCCCACAATGTTCGTAGTCAAGAAGTTGCCAGCACTGATGATGATTGGCTCGTCGAAGATTGGCTCCATGTTGGAATTGGCCGGGAAGAGTTCAATTGTTCGAGGCCCTTGCTCTGTAGTGATGTCGATCACTTCAGGTGTGCCAATCAGAAGATCTGTTTCCAGGACATTGGTGATGGTGGCTGACCACATTGACTTGGCACCAATGGGAGGCTGCGGCTTGAAGCCTACAAGCATGGCCAAGCGAAAGGCGTTATCCACTTCGCTGACAGTATCGATAAAGATCTCGTTGGCGATCTGGTCCATCTTGAACGAGAGCGTGTCAGCGATGAACGCCCAATTCTCGATCAGCATGATTGCCAAGTCAGACTCTACGAAGTCATTGAAGGTGTCAGCAAATTGCTCTTTGATGTAGTCAATCAGCCTCGCCTTCATTGACCAGAAGTCTTGGTTGGTGTAGTTCAAGCTGACAAGATTTGGCGTCTTGATCAGGTTCGCTTCATCGTAAGGTGTAACCTCAAATGGGCAACTTTCGTATGCCATTTAGCCTCCTAGCGGCACTTCCAAAGCCAGTTCTTCTATTTCTGTGATATCTTCTGGATCTACAAACGAGATCTTGATCCCCAGAATTGATTCTATGTCTTCTCCGGGATCATCTGGGTTTAGGTCCAGAGAATCAAAGCTAGAAGTGATCTGGATATCTTGTATTTCGATTCTCGGCTCCCACCTTGTAATAGAATCAGCAATCAACCGTTTTGCTTCAACTTCAAGAGTGGGGTCATTGGGTTCAAAGAAGAGTTCTCTTAAAGGCGTCCCGTATTCTGGGAGCATTACACGCTCTCCAGGATTGGTCAGGAGCAGTTGTAATAGGTCTGCTTTGATCTGATCCACCCCCTTGGTCTGTGCCATGATACCCCTGTTCGTTTTGATCAAGGGGTATTGTAAACCCAGAAATTTTTCAGTCATTTCTCTCCTTCATTAACTTGTGGGCAACATCGGCTCTTCTACCGGTGGTTTCTTCTCGAAGCCAGGACCAGGAGTCTCACGACAACCTTTGCCCGAACCTGGGCCACCGCAGGATGGTGCCGGGCAGCCTTCTGATGATGCTCTGTAAGCCGAGGCGAAAACCCTTTCGCTCATTGCTTTCTCCGTCCAGTGCAAAATGCGGGTAATCGGACAGAAAACGGGGCAACGAGCCACAATTACGTTATATAGACAGGGGACACAGCACTTGTAATCTCCTGTTGGGAAGCAATCCCGCCCTGCCATCAACAGAATGTTCTTTTCAGCAAAGAAGATGTGTAATTCCCCAGAATATCGGAAATGTACATCTTCTGTAACCGTCATGAACTTTTTGCTGACATAAGTGAATTTGTCCGAAGGATTACACTCTGGGTCGCCCACGATTACGATGTCTTGATCGTAGGTTTGTCGAATAGCGTGTCCACCCGCCCTCAAGAAAACCACTCCAGGCTCGCCTTTTGGTCTCCCTTGGAATCGAAGTATGTGCGGGCCTCGGCAGTAACACTCTTTACAGGAGTTGCAGCCTTTATCTGTGTCTGGGTCCACGCATTGTGGATGAAAAATCTGAATCCATTGTTCTTGGGTTTCTTGCTGGGAGAAGTCATCGTGGTATCGCATTTCTAAGCCATACCCAGAACGAATCTTGATGTAAGCCTTTGTGGCCAATGGTACTCTGATTCCGCCTTCAGCACGGCAGGGTCCGCACTGTAGATTCATGTGATCCACCATGCGAATCTGGTGATTACTGGTGCTCATGATGTGAACACCACGTCTTGGACCAGCATAATCAGGGGGACATTGTTGGCAGTCTTCGTTCGGACCCTTGTTGGCTGCTCCACTCGACTTCTGGCCTTTGATGGTCTCGTCATTAAGCTGGATGAAACTACCGTTGCCGGTTCTCATTTCCATGAAGTTCTTCCAACCTCGAACCCCAGATTCTTCCTCGACATCGCTCATGGTAACGGCGTGGCCCGTTCCCGATTTCATGAACATGACACCGAGGTATTTGTTGTTGCAACCGAAGTCGAAGTCCTCCATGGACCGTTCCCATTCGGGTTTGTTCCTGGGCTCCTCAACAGAATCATCCATTACCAGCGTGTGTCCGCTCAATGAAAGCAACTGGATTCCTGATTGCGGTAAATCGCATCGGTTGTTCTGCGGAGTTCCAGGTCCATAGTAAGGCCGACACTCGTTCTTGTGCTTGAAGTTGATATTACTTCCCCGTTGAGCAGTACCACGATCAGCCGCATATCTGGTTGAAGGGTCTGGAACATCACCCGGAGTCTCTGAGTGTCCTCCTAAAATCTTCTCGCATTGAACATCACTGCCTCCCTCACAGTTGGGAGCACAGTCGGCTTTGCCTTCAATTGGCTC